AGCTGCAAGTAGTTTAGCAATAGTCATACCATCTGATTGATCGGTTGTTGCGAATTTAGACGCAGTTGGAAGTAGTTGATTAGTTCCACCCGATACACCCGTTTGAGCTTGACCGCCTATAGCTGCAATAATAACATCATCGATTGATCTATTCATTGCTGCCGCAGCTGCTTTAGCATACGAGCTAGTTGGATCAACTAACATTCTAACTTTGTCTAGGTCATCCACTAGATCAGCCCATTCATAGTCAGCTAAGCCTACTCTTCTTCTTGAGTGAGGAGTGTCTATTTGAGGTGTGTTTCCGTGTCTAGTTGATCGTACAACAGCCGCAGTCACGCCAATTTGGTCAAAAAATGCGTGCTTGCCTCGTACAGTTTCAACATCAACAGCACCTCTTAGCTTAGATCCCATTTGTTGAGCTAACATAGAAACATTTGAAGAGTATTGCTCCACAAATGCTGTAGTGATTTGAGTACTCATAAGAGAACCCTCCTATTGTTAGTTTAGTTGTTTATGTTAATCGGATGATTATCCTTGCGGGTCGCTCCTCGATTTTAGATCTCCTGGATCCCAATCTTTCCTGGTGTCAATCTGGGTCTTTCGATTATCCAAATATATTTCAGCTTTATCAGAAAAATAATAATTCTGTAAAGCGAAATTTTATTCCTCAGCCTTAGCGTGCTTTTGTTCAAATAGAGCTTGCACTTCCTCTACAGCGTATTTGTGGTTTGGATGGTTTTTATCCCAATAAGCCGAACCTGGCGCTTGCAAAGTTGCAATTTCTTTGTCTATTTGTTTTGGTGTTAGATAAGTTGGTCCATCTGCCTGGACAATTTTATCTTCTCCCATTTTATCAGCTAGAGCTGCAAATGCTTTTATAACAGCTGGATGATCGCCTAACTTAGTTCCATCCTCCAGGTTCATACTCATAAAACCTTTTGGAAAAACCTCTCTTACAACATTATTAGCTCTTTCTAATTTTTGGTTGTAGGCTTGTCCCCATTCTGCTTGCAATTCATCAGTTGCTTTTTGTCTAGCAGCTGTTGCTGTACTATCAGCTGATGATAGTTCATTAGCTCTTAACTCATTATAAAATTTAACCATTCCCTCAGCTTGATTAGGAAGTAATCCTAATTTATGAGCATGATCTGCAAATACTTTTAAAGCATCCCCATCTACTTTCTGATCTTCTGGTAAATTAAATTTATATCCATCTGGAGTTTCTGGTCTGCCTAATTTTGTATAAACGGCATTCCAATCATCTTCCGTTGCGTGTTTATTAGGTACTGGAATTTTATCCGCACCTACTAACTTTTGCGCATGGATATAACTTTTTGCTAGACTTGGTATATCTTTAATATTTTCTAAAGACTTGTCTGCTCTTAACTCATCGGAAAGCGCAGCTTTCCAATCAGTATTTGTTTCTGGAGTATTATTTAAAGGATCTCCAGACAGCGCTGGAGCTTGCTCCGTTGCTGCTACCTCTTGATTTTCACTCGACATTTATTTCTCCTTTTTGTTGAGCATATTGTTTATAAATAAGACAACAGATCGCTGTCCCTCCCTAAATGCGCTATCGTGACTATCGCCTTGAACAAAGCTAGTCGTTTCATAGCTGCATCTCTTTTTTAAATCTTCAAGCACTTTAACTCCGCTCTCAGATGTAAAAGTCTGTTTGTAGTCTATCGTTAATTGTTTAATATCTTTTTCATTCATTCATACCACCCATGGCTTTTAAAGCTGGCGCAATTTTTCCAGCACTCTCAGCTACTTGTTGAGCTTGTTGCATTTGCGCTTGCTCGATTTCTGCAGCTTGTTTTTGTTGCTGGATTTGTTGTACCTCTCCACGGGATCTCATTACCTTAGCTGGTAATCCTAAAACATCTTTAACATGATCTACTAAACCATCTATATCCAGGTAATCAAATACTGGAGCTACATTCTGCAAAGATCCAAATATTTCAATTCCTCTCATTATGGATGAAAGCTCTTGCGTCTTTTGAGCTTTGGCTAATGGAGACACATATTCAATTTCTATTTCTTGATCTCCAATAGTTTCTGGTGGTTGAGCAAATTTATTATTTTTTATTAATAAATTAAAACATCTAGTTATAAGCGGCTGTAAAAATTCAGATTGCAATCTACCTAATACTGGACCAAGTAATCTCATCTTTTCCTCAGTACGCTGCATAACTTCTGTAGCTGTCATGTTTTGACCTTGAACCATCATTAATTGATCGACAAAGAAATTTTCTCTAATAGCTTTTCTTCTTTGCTCTTCCATTTGTAAGCCTAAAGGATTGTTGGCTCCAATATTTAAAGGTTCAATTCTTTCTCTAGTTCCAGATCTGTAAAAATTTAATCCGCCTGGAATAGTTCTTACTGGTAATACAAAGCCATCATCTGGAACCATTAAAGGTGGATCTATTTGTTTTTGAGCTGCTTTAATTGTTGTCTTAGACATTGTATTCAACATCTTAACATCTGGTAAAGCATTCATTGCTGGAGATCTTCCGTAAATTTCATTGCTGCTAGATTTTAAATATCTAGGAACCACATACGGAAATTCTCTAAATCCACTATCTCTTAATATAACTCCAGTATCTTCGTGAACATGACAAGAAGTAAAATCCATATTCTTGCTGCTCTCATAACCCATAGCGTTTTCGGATGCTTGTACTGAATGAATTATAAAAGTTTCTCCATACGGATCTGATTGGATTTTAGATGCCAGAGATGGTGGAATTGTTGCCTCTGGATACATAAAAGGAATGTTTTTATTTTTAACTTGAAATCTTCTAACTAAACAATCCACCATACCTCTTTCATTTTCAGTTATAAAAATTTCTGAAATATGAATTGTTTTAAATCTCAAATCATCTTTAAAATCATCTGTAATAAACATTGCAGATGTACCAAAGGTTAGCAGCTCATGGTATAATTCAAAAACTTCTTGTTGGAAGTTAGATCTTTGAAATACTTGCTGCATAACTTTTGCGCAGCTCTCTAACCATTCGTTAGCCTCATCATCACTATTCATTTCCTCAGATCTAAATTTTAATACAAACCACGGAGATATAGTATTAGTAAGCATACCATTTAAACTAGCAGATAATAATTCTAAAGCGTGTGTAGCTGTGCCATCGTATATCTGATCGTGCCTCTTATCGCCTTTAGTTCTTTTTAAAGTGATATTAGATTTCCTTGGTAAAAAATAGTTAGCAACATCTTGCCAATGATCTTCCCATGTCTGTCTCTGTGCTTTTAGAGTATTATATTTCTCTAAAATCTTTTTGGCTTTTTTATCTATTGCCATCTATCCTCCTAATAAAGTTGCTTTTGAAGTTGTGAGTTTGTTATCGCCTAAACCTTTAGCTCCAGTTAATATTGTGCTAGTTCTACCTTTACCTCTAGCCATATCCGTTTTTGCTACTGCCGTTGCTTGCGAAACTTCTGGCGCAGTTGGCGTTGGGACATAAACGGGAGCTGGCGCTGGTGCGGGTTTTGGCGTGACTATTTTTCTTGCTACTCCTCCCATAACTTTCCTCCTTATCCTAATTGTGATTTTTTATTTTTTTTATCTTTAGCCACTAAGGCTCTATATCTATTTTTTTCTAAATCTGTCATATCTTTAAACATACCAGCTTGCTCTACGGGTCTAGCTTTTCTGCCAGTTAATCTTTCAAATGTATCTCTAGCGCCTTTTAATTTTTCTGGTCTATTAACATATTTATTAGCTGCTATAGTTTCTCTAGCTTGATCTATTTTAACACCACCCATAATTATCCTAATAAAGTTTTTCTCATTATTACATCTTCATCATCCATTAAACCTTTTGATGAAGTTTTAATCATTTCAGATCTGCCTCTTTTTTTCGCCAAAATAATTCCACCCTCTTTATTTTTTTCTTCCTGGATTTCTTCTGGCGTTTTAACTGCGTTGGATCCTACTATTGGACCAACTATACCATCGCCAGTCACTACTCCAGATTTTGGTTCTTGAGATAATAAAGTTTGATTAGCTCCTCCTCCATCTCCCATTGGTTCTCCCAAAGGATTTTGGTTATTACGCATGATGTCTAATCTTGTTGCTCTATAGAGAGCTTGTTTTTCTGATAAAGGCAAAGCATCAAAAGTTGCTTTATCAGGCAAACCAATATTACTTTTGTTAGCTCTTATTCTGTCATAATTCTTATCAAAGAAAGCTCTGTTTTTTACAGATGCTCCCGTTATACTATCTAAACCTTTTGCTGCGCCTTGTAATATTTTACCCGCCAATGTTTTTTGCTCTATTGGTGGCAGCTCAGTATTTATAAAATGCTTTTGACTATCTCTTGTAGTTCTATGATCTCCACCCGTTTTAGTTTTTTTAGAAACTTTTTGTGTAGCGTTTCTTTGTATTCCTCTTTCTCTATTTGTATTTCCTCCACCCGTTGTTGTGGATTTATTTGAATGAGAGTGTACTGATCCGTAATGTCCAGGCATTATCCTCCTAACAAAGTTTTCTTAGCAATTTTACTATCGTCATCTTCTAATCCCT